GTACTTTTTAATTTGTAACCGTATTATATATCAGAACAAATAAAAATCCAACAGTGCCTCCGAATATCGTAAAGCACTGTCGTGGGTATCGTATTAACCATCCCGCAAAGACAACCTTCCAGAATCCCCAGTAGGGACCCCTATTCCAATATGGGGGTTTTCGTCTTCTCATACCTTCCGGAAAATTTTTATGAGGTTGATATTTAGAGGTCGATTTGTCACCTCTGTAGGTTAGGGTAGTGGGGCGTTTTTATATACGCAACGCCCGCTATAAACAATAACAAACAACATAAATTAACTGCTAATTCTTAACACTGTCAAATCACGATTGCAGGTATAAAGAATCAATCAGTGCTGTTTAATTCTAATACCTAACTGTTTGACTGTCAATATAAAGAACAGGTGCGGTCCCTGTTTTATACTCAAGGACCGCACAGTTACTATCAGAACTCGATGCTATCTGCAGTGGGTTCGGCATAAGCAACCGACTGCTGATTGTCCTCGGTGAGTGTATCAAGAATCGAAAGAATCTCAGTGCCAGTGTTACCTTGAGCAAGCAGAGAAAGCATCACGGTCTTAGACATTTTGTGTTGTTGAGTGTTAGTTAGTGTGAAACAGTGAGTGTCTTTATAGGGCGCATCTCATTCCCTTGAGTGTTAATCAGTAATCAGAGAAGATGTAAACAGAGCGGTAACCTTTCTCACAAGCGGTATAATCATAACGCAGAGAAGTGTCCCACGTTGCTTCCCAATCTACCACAAGTGCAGCAGGGACATCATACGTTTCACTGTAGAATTCTTCAGCAAAATCGGCAGTGGATTCATACTCACCACGATACTTTTCGTCGCAGTCTTCAATGTAAGAAACGTCACCCATTTCTTCAATCAAAGCATCAACTGCCCCATAACCGATTGCTTCACCACAGCGGACGTATTCTTCATAATAAGATACAAAATCCTCCTCAGAGTGAGCATCAATAAACTCAAGAATGTCTTCCAGAGAATACTGATCATCAATCAACTCATCGATCTTCTCAACAGTATCAATGCTGAGAGTTTCTTTATAGTTGGCGGTGAGAGTGATGGACATTGTTTGTAGTGTTGGGGAGCGGTGTTGCCCCCTTACACTATTAGGACACTTTAGAGGTGAGTAACTTTAATACCCTGCTAATCACCAACGGTCAGGTGTACTTAAGTCCTCTACATACGCCTCACACTTCTCTGCAGGTTCCAACTTAAATAACTTCTCCCAGTCAATTTGATGCGGGTCAAAGTCAGGAAACGCAGAAATGTCTAGAGTAATCCTATAACGAACCTTCTGTGCTTGACTGTATGCTACTGACATAAGTGCGCTCCTTGTGTTACTGAAAGTATTGTAAGATGCTGGGCGGATTTTGTCAATGAGTCTGGGGGTATTTATGAGGGGTCTGTGTATTTTTGTGCGGGATGTGTGGGGATTTTGTGACGCTGGGGTTGACAGATTTGCGAAATGCTGATACAATGCGGCCAAAGATAACGACCCCCAGAGACATTTAAATGGCATAAGTACAGGGGTCCAGACACATTTAAATGACTCAATAAGGTCTCTAATTGATACGAATTCTTATCATTATCACCTTTTAATAACAATAATTATCAAACGATTTAACACGCTCTATTATATTTTTTAATACATTTTTAATTGATTTTATTGTTTTTTTAACCTTATTTTACCATAAAAGCATAAAAAAAGACCCCTTACATAGGGTCTTGTTATTGATTCTCAGTAGCAAAAGTTTCGATTCCGTTGATTGCTCGATTGCCTAGATTTGCTATCCCATTGAATCCTACTGTTGAAAGTATGACTCCAATGATAACACCTATAAAGAACTTAGACATCAGATAAGGTGTGCAGGTGATCCACAAGACTTATAGAAATCAACCATTCTTTTTGCCTCTTCAAGTGTACTGAATGATTGAGTTCTCCACTGTTGCTGATAAGGAGTGAAGTAGCGAATCGTGAACATTTTAGTTGAATTGGTAAGCAAGTTCTGCGAGTTCAGATGCAATCTCTTGGAGATTATCTTCAGTTAATTGAGATAACAGTTGCTCTATATCTTCATCAGGAACATAGAATAAATCACCGTTAATTTCATCTGCAATTTGTTGTGCTTTGTCAAGACACTTTTGTTGCAATTCAGTCATCGAGTTCATCAACAGTTTGAATCAGTTTGTCTAGAAGTTCAGGAGTAAAGAGTTCAACAATCGGTTTCGGTTCTTCATCATCATTGCAATCATAATACAGTTGACATTCATACTCCCAAGCAAGATCTTCATCTAGAGTCATCAGATTCTCTAGTTGTTGTTCAATAGAGCGAATGAGTTGTTGATTCATAATCAGGCAACGATTGCGGACTCTAGACATACCTCACGAGTTTCAAGTAGAACATAATCGTAGTTTGCTTCTAGGTGCTTCAGGTAAGCATCTGCAGCGGAGAAACAATCAAACAAGCGGAGAGATTTGAAGTTCTCACCTTCATAATCAAAACCGCCAATCACAGCGTAAACTTTCATCTGGGGGAATTGTGCAGTGGTCATACTACTAGGACACTTTCAAGGTGAGTAACTTTAATTTAACTTTCTTGAGAGTAAAGAATGTCTAGCATTTGTTGGTGAAACTTATCTGCCTCACGAACCACATTTGCTGCCTCTGATACATCTTCAATCTCATACTTTGTCATCTCCAGAGAGTGAATGACATTAGAGAGAAGGTCACTCAGTGCTTCTACTTTGTCTGTGTCAGTCATCATTAGTGCGGTTCCTTTTGCTCTGTTGATGGTTTCTCCAAGTCAGGAAATCGTGGAGTGCTTTTTGATATTCTTCTTCCGAGAAGTATGTACGGAGACCAATCGTATATGGGAAGGTACGGATTGTGGGTAGTGCTTGGATCTTTTGTTCGTTAGTCATCAAGAATTGCCCAAGTAATCAATACAAACCAGGATAGAAGAAGAACTGTCATCACTTAAGTACCATACCTTCAGTGAATGGAATTGGGGCATTATTGTCTGCATCAATGATAACCCATTCAAAGTTCTTTTGGAAGATTCTTGCACCATTTGCGTGCTCTGAAAGAATAGCATTTAGACGCGATTTGGTGGTGGGAGTATTCCAACCGCAGGTATAAAGTTCAATAAAAGTATCACCTACAGTTGCAATATGATTCCCGTGCAGATACACATAAGAGGCATCTCTTTCAGGAGAATAGAGTACCTCAGTGTTGTCATTCTTCCAATTTTGGCAGTTAAGAATGGCAGTGTTCATCTGCTTTTCGATGATACGCATTGTGATTGTTTCAGTGGTGATACTACTAGGACACTTTCAAGGTGAGTAACTTTAATTATCGTAGAGTTTCAGTTAGTCACCTGCAGAAAGTAGGCATCCTCGCTGATGCTATCTTCTGGCAGTTGGACATTGCGAGCACAGGCAATCGCATCAGCAAAGTTATTGAAACTACCGAAGTTCTTTTGATTGCCACACCAGCAACCTTTGTATTCATAAATCATTGCTTCGACAGAGAATACATCACCTTTTGTGTTAGAATCTACACTGTGCTTGATGTAAACTTTACCGTCATTTCGGGTATACTTGTCGAAAGTATTGCTACGAAAAGTACGCTTGAAATCAGTTACAAACTCAGCAGTGAGATCAGTATTCTGAGCGAAGAGATTTGCGAAGTGAGCAGTCATCTTTGGAGTTTCAGTCTTGGTCATACTACTAGGACACTTTAGAGGTGAGTAACTTTAATTCGGTGTTACATACGGTCCTTCGACTTCACAAAACTCTGACAAATAATAATCAATGCTAACACCTAAATCATCAGCAAGTTTACTATTCTCAACGTATTGCTCAACAGTGAGAATAAAGAACTCAGTCTCAATCATTGTCGATTTCTCCTCCTTGAAGTTCAACATTGTCCAGTACAGTAACAATTTGCTGGTTTGGAGTTAGATACTCAATTTGCAATACATTCGGTGCAATTTCAGTTGCTCCGATAATCGTAGATGCTAACAGGATTTCAAGCATAATCAGTGGTGAAAGTAATAACGAATCAGGACAGATGCAAACAGTGAAAAACTAATCACGATCGGAAATGTTCCAAACTGTAGTAGGTTGAGGAGTTACAATACCAGCACGAACTTTCTGAGAATACTCATACTCTGCTTGCAGACGCTGAGTGTATGCTTTGAGCGCAAGTTGCACAGCAGGATCACTCTTTGCAGTCTCGTTTAGGATAAAAGCGTTGTTCATACTATTAGGACACTTTGGAGGTGAGTAACTTTATTTGTTCAGGTGCTTGATGAGAAGAATGTGTCCTGCACCCAAAACATAAGCAACAAGAACAAGAATACCAGTTACCATTGTCAGTTACCGAAGAAAGAAAAGAACTCATCAGCAATCTGATCAATCAGTTCATCAGTTGCATCAAGGTCAAATTGACAACAAACGAAATCTACACAATCATTCAAGTCTGTGTGATTGTTGCACATAAACTCCAGAAGTGCAGGAGTAATGTCAGTTTGGAAGTCAGGAGAAGTGTTTGTCATACTACTAGGACACTTTGGAGGTGAGTAACTTTAATTGCCCAGACAATACTTGACAAATAGCGTGTGCTCTAGTTCGTGTGCTTCACGCTCACGCTCTTCATCATCAAACAACCCACGAAGAGTTTGTGTAACGTGAACCAACTCGTGTAGCAGGGTGATAATATAATCAGACACGCTCAAATCGTTGTGAATTGAAATCAGGAACTCATCATCATCTGATTGTTCACACCAACCGAATACGCCATCATCAACTAGATTTGTGTGAAAGACTTCAACATTCACATTCACCAAATCAGTTTGTGATGCAAACCAGTCAAAGACTTGAGATGCTAGTTGTTTCTTTTGTTTCGTGCCAGAAGTGTAAAGCATTGTCAGTCAGGGGTGATACTACTAGAACGCTTTAGAGGTGAGTAACTTTAATTCAGAACAGATTGCGACCGAATTGACCACACAGATAGAACGCCATTCCTTTATCCTTAAGCGTCACACCTGCAAAACGGAGAGGAGTATAAGCACCGTTAGTTTTAGATGCTTTGGTGCGAATCTGCAGAAGTCCGTTAGGTCCAGTAATCGTATTCAGTTCGCTTTCGACATCAAATGCACGGCGAATCTTGCTGCTGATGTACTCATAGTCCTCACGCAGTTCCTGATAGTGTTCAGGGTGAGTTTCCTCATTCAGAATCTCACAACCGACATAATCGTTCTCACGGGTGAAACCAACATAAAGAGTTTGCTTCAGTTTCTGTCCAACCTTACTATCATCAAATGACACTGCATCTTGGATGATTTCAGATAGACAATGCTTCAACTGTGTGGCAGCAATAGATTCACCAACAGTGAAAGTCTTAATCTCACCATCCTCCAGATCTTTGAGGTCGGAAGAGTTAGGAACTCCAAGCACGGTTTCTAACAGTTGCCCGCGAGCACCTTTGTTTTTGCCAGGTTTCTCAAATACACTGAAATCAGTTACTTTGAGTTTGGCAAATACTTCGTTCGTTGTTAGTTTGGACATCGTGATTGAAGTGCTCATACTACTAGGACACTTTGGAGGTGAGTAACTTTAATTCAACTCTCTTGTGTTACACTCTCCACCAAATCATTAACGAACTCTTCATCATAGAATTGACTAATCTCTTCGATTAGTTCATCAGGTGCAGAGCAAGTTGCACGGAGATTCTCTTCAATCGTATCACTTGCAAATTGTACCAAACTGTCGAGGTCCATACCATCAACAATCTGCTCAATGTAGAGTGCAAGAAGTTTATCGTATTGGTCTTGAGTAAGTTCCATTTTTGTGTTGGGATTAGGAAGGGAAATCATTTCAGAATGTGGATAAAATCAAGACCACAGACACACCAACCAGTGAAATCTGTAACCTCTTCAACTAGAGCATTTGCAATCTCTTCGTCGGTGTCAGTATCATCAACTTCAACCTCAAAGATATTACCAACAACAGAATCTATGACCGATTGTTGTTCATCAAGAGTGAAGTCTAAATCATCAAAATCAAACGAAACTTCAGTAACTTGGAGTGTAAGGATGCGAGACATAATCAGTCAACAACAGAGTAACAAGCAACCCAGGAAGGAATCCCAGAGAGTGATAACGAACCGTTGCGGGCATCGCAATAATCTTGTGCGTCATCTTCAGAGTAGAAAGGTCCAATATACTCTGGAGAATCCAGAGCATCGGATACGAAACGGACGGTGAAAGTGTTGCTCATACTACTAGGACACTTTAGAGGTGAGTAACTTTAATTACTTGAAAGTTCCATTGACACCGATTACCTTTGCAGTCGGATTTCTTGCTTGTGCAGTCTCACGGGCATCTTTTGGAGAGTTAGCATACACTTCCTCTTTGAAGACTTTACCACCAACATACAGTTGAACTTCGTATTTCATAGTGTTTGAAACTCCTGTGCTTCTTTGATGTTAGAATCAAAGAACTTTTGGAAGATAGAATCAATCACAGGATACCATTCTTCGTTTGCACTAGGATACCCACATTCTCGTGCTTGATTGAGAAACTTAAGGATGCAAGTCTCTTCATTAGCAGTGAACTTAACGCGAGTGAATGTGTAACCGTCAGTCATCAATCATCTCCAAAGTTGTTGACAAGAAAATCCTCAAGTTCGCAAAGTTCCACCTCATCTAAGGAGTCAATGTAGTTACGCAAAGTATCTTCTAAGACACCATTATTCTTTTTGCAAGTTTCATACAGAAACTCAAAAAGTTGTGTTTTGTTAGTCATAATCAGTTAGCGTAGATGGACATTTGCTTACGGTCACGGATTGAATCATCAATCACCTCACCAATCTGTTCGTAAATGTAGTCGGAACCGCCTACATCAGCGAGCACATCTTGAGTGAAAAGAGAAGAAAAATACTTCTCTTGATTGTCTTCACCATCAAACTCAACAACATCGTGTTGAGTGAATACAAACGCAGCACAGGGAGCGTTCTCACCTTGACTCTCAATCATTTGGTTGATAGAGTCACGAAGTTCAGAAAGAGTGCGGTACATAATTAAACAGGGGTAACTTCAACAGAGCGGATAAGATTTGTGCGGTCTTGTGCTAGGTAATCATCAGCGATTTTACCACAAGATGAACGAGACTTGATGAACCTTTCTTCATAGTAAGTCTCTGCAGTGTTGGGAACTTTATACTCAATCAGAAGGCGATAGTTCTTCATCAGAAGTGTGCCTCAGAGTAATCAAGAACTTCGCTGTACTTAGCAATACCATCATAGCAACGCTTTGCCATTTCAGAATCACCTTCAGCGACATAACCTTTCAGGAACTCGAAGCAGTATTTGATACGCAGTTCGGGTGCAACTGCTGCGAGTTGTTGTTGACGACGCTCATAAGCAGCGTTGTATGCAAACATTTCACGATCTTCAAGGGAGATGTTGTGAAACTTGCGGTCGGTAGTGTTGTTCATACTACTAGGACACTTTGGAGGTGAGTAACTTTAATTGCCTATTACCAAGTGCCTCTTTGGATGTGGATTTTGCGAATCTCTGTATAAATGAACTGACGAAGTTTAGAGTCGGTAGTGTTATCAAAAGCATAATACAAACGATTCAAATACTCATCTTGTGTTGCACACTTTACCACTTGAGCATCAGTCACACCAAGTTCATTAAGTGTAGAACCTGCCTTAACTTTTGATTTTCCAAAGTTTCCTGTGATGTTGCCAGATGTCCTCAGTTTAGGGCGAATCTTTGAGAGATTGGAGTAATTCATTTTACAGCGTAAATCGTGTCGATTTGTGTCTTTACTAGGAGACCAGATGCTTTTGCTTTGCGAACTGCCATCCTAACACTGGTTTGCTCTGCTTTAGAATCAGCACCTAAAATGTTATACAAATCATCGTGAAGACGAATAAACTTTGCTCCCTTTTTGATGAGGGATTTGATTATCAAAGTTGCTGCAATATCAAACGCAGCAACATAATCACCAGAAGAAGAAGTTTTGGGAGAGTACATAATCAACGAATAAGACGATAACCTTTGCAAGTTGTTCCAGGATTTCTCAAAGTTCTTAACATCGTTCCAGATGAGGGATGATTTAACACTTCACGACACCATTTTGTGAGATTTGTGATTTCAATGGTTTCGCCAGTAGGAGTTTCAATCAAACGGGTTTTTGCTTGCGAGTATTCTACATTATCAGCATTACTCATCCATTCCAAGTTCTCAACTCTATTATCAGTTTTATCCTCATTGATGTGATTAACTGTATCATAATTGTGAGGATTTGGAAGGTAAGTTTCTGCCACTAATCTATGAATACGGGTGTTTCTCATCCTATCAGTTCCTTGCTCCAAGATTATTTTGAGATAACCTTTGTTATCTGGTTGTGGTTTAAGTTCTCTCTTGTAAGAATAATCAAGAACTTTACCTTTACCATTTCCTCCTGGTTTCTTATGAGAGAACACTTTTCCATCAGGTGTGATAGAATATTCTGGATAGTTTGGAATGAGTTTCATATGACTGGATGTCAGTTATCTTTATTTATAAGTATATCACATCCAGTCACATTATTCAACGGGCATACAAATATGAACCGCTCCAATCTGCATTTTCCAGCAGATACTCACGGTCTTTAATCAATCGCAGGTCATAGCGAACACCTTTAGCAGGACTACGCCAAGTTGCAGACTTATACACTTCGCCAGTGTTCTTATCAATGAAGCAATGAACACTGCGAGAACCACCACCATTCACGAGAATGACTTTATGATACTTTTTACCAGTCTCAATGGTATAATCAATGTCAGATTTACCAGACTTGAGTTCATCAATCTTGCGCTGGTGATACTCTTGATTGTCAGCATCATTCACGAACTTTTGATGACCGCGAATAGAATACTGACGATAGTTGTCTTTCAGTGCTTCAATCAGCAGCAGAGTGTTCTTATACACATTCTCTGCAATAGTTTGCTTTGCTTGTGCTTGCATTGTAGGAGTGCTCATACTACTAGGACACTTTAGAGGTGAGTAACTTTAATTCTCACCAATTCTTTGCCATCGTAAAGTTGGCGTGAGAGAATGTTTCGCGGTCAATTACTTTGAAGATGCCATAATCATTCTTGATGACATAACCTTCGTGGAAACTTGACACTCCCCAGAGTTCACATTCAATCTCATCCTCTTCGTGAATGAACAGGAACAAATCGTCCTTGATAGACTTCACCAGTTTCCACAAACGGATGAGGTTCTTGTCACAATCACATTTTTCTGCAATTTCATCCTCATCCACGACTCTTTCCTCACGGATGCAGGCATTTATCTCTTTTTTGATTTGTGATGCCTTGCGGTCGCTCACAAACTCACATAGAGTGCTCATTTGCTTGGCAAACTTACACACATCTTCCAAATCCTCACGATAAGGATTCAACGACACCTCAGGTTGCACAAATAGGCAATTCTTTGTGCTCCTCAGTTTCTGTTGCAGAGGAGCAGCAGATACATTACGGAGGTCATCACCACCACTGTAGATTGTGTGAGGTGCGATGATAAGATTCTGAGTAATTACCTCAGGGAACTTGTAAGTAATCGTGTTGGGGCGAAAAGTATCAGAACCGCCAGCACCAATAAAGTCACCTTGATAGATGCAATTTGTGCGAGGAAGATTATCAAAGCACAGATGCAGAACATCCGCAACTTTACCCTGATGGTTCGTATCAATTTCATCGTGAGAATGATTGATTTTGATTTTTACTTTGTTGAACACAGATTTGGTGCCCACAAAGAACTTACCATTGGCAGGATTGCGACCCCACACAATAGCAGGAGCACCATCAATCTTCACGCTGATAGTAGAATCAGCAGAGAACCAATCAAGAACCGAAAGGTCACCAGTTAAGATGCTATCTTCGGGGTGCTCAAGATGTTTGTTCTGCATTGATTGCTTGCTCATACTACTACAACACTTTAGAGGTGAGTAACTTTAATTAAGTCAAACTTCCATCAGTTTAGCAAGACGATTGCGAATGTCAAAGAGTTCCATTTCATCCATATCTACATCATCAAGACCAACAGGAGCAAACTCTTCAAGATTTACACTACCATTTTGCATAATGGGAGCATAATACAACTCATCACCATCTTCTTGTGAGAGAGTATAAACGCAACCGTGACCAGGAACAGTGAGAAAAATCATTGTTTTGAGTGCTTACACTACTAGGACGCTTTGGAGGTGAGTAACTTTAATCCAGTGGTAGTTTTGCTTCTGATGTACTCTTTGGAATTACAAGTTCCTCCATAATGATTTGCTTCGGCAAAAAGTTCCAACAATAGTAACTAGAACTGAAGGTAATCTTGTCGTTTGCACGACCATCAGGACTATGAAACTTCATACGCTTGTCAAACATCAACAGTTGCAAGTCTTTGTCCTTGAATAACTGCTTTGGAGCACTATCATTCAACCAAGTGTTAGTCATAATGAGAGCAAATGGTTTCTCAAATGATAATGCTCGCTCGAAGAACTTGCGTTTGTTTGTGAATGGTGGATTGGACACAATTACATCCCACTCAAAGTCAGGAACATAAGTGAGAAAGTCTTGCCCAGTTGAAATGTGCGTATAGATGACTGTATTATGTGGAGAGATTTGCTTTACAAACTCACTCTCAGCAGTATCAAATGGACACCAAACCTTTGCATCTTTTGGGATGTATTTGAGAATGGGAGTTACACCATAAAACGGAGTGTAACATTCATCGTTGTTACCCTCCGAATACATCAGTTTTCCACTATCAAGCGTCATACAATGCGAGTCCCAAACTGTTGGATTTCTTTCTTAGTCAGACTACCAGAAAGGCGGGGATCTTTGTGCTTACCGTGAATCTTACGTTCCCAATCTTTCTTGAGTTTGGGGAGAAGAATCATCAGCACATCGTTACCAGTAAGTTTCCACACTTCCACCACTTTGCCACTCTCATAGCGAGCAATGTAGTGGTTAGAGTATTTACCAAGTTTCTCCTCAATCAGATAACGCTCCTGCTCTTCCCAAGTATCTTGAACACTGATACCATTATAGGTGCCATTGATAGAATTGGCAATGGTTGATTTATACTCACATTCACCATCTTCATCCACAGCATCAGCACCAGAATAAGTATCTGCTACTTTATGCCCAAGAATACCAGCAAGGTGAATCTCACGAGAGCGAGCATAAGAGAATGGATCTCCCCAACCTTGTTCCCCACAAAGTTGATACATCTGCTCAAATAGTTCTTGGAACTTTTGTTCTGGGGTCATTTGTAGATTTCTTATACTACTACAACACTTTAGAGGTGAGTAACTTTAATTGATAGGAAGTTTGCCTAGTGACTTACCTTTCTTGTGGTCTGTAATGTACTTTCGTGCTGATGCTTCTGTCCTACAAAGTTTATCAAGTTGTTGCCCATTGTGGATAATGAGATACTGATTCCCATAAGGAATAGCAGCATAGGTATCTTTGAACATCGTAAATCCTTCTTTCATCGTTACACTTTCCAATAAATCGTGGTTTTGGTTGCGGTGGATGACCTATGGCACCCCTGCAGTAGAATTGCAAAAAAATCAGGGTTTTCGTCTAGTGGTGGGCAGGGTTCTCAATGAGACTCAGCGCCTCACAATGCTCTCCTGTATCCTTTATGTTGGTTGAGTATTCCTCTGTGCAACTTTAACATACTTTGATAGTTTAATCCATTCTCTTTGCAGTATTTTTTTACATCTTCAATCACAATTGTTTCGCCTTCAGGAGTAATATATCGTCTGTCTTTTGATACTCGCTTTTTACCTTTTCTATACTCTCTCATATAAAGAGCACTATATCCAACCTCACCATCTGGAGCATATTTTCCTTTATTATGTGTTACTCTACCATTAGCAAATTGCTCCTTAATTGATTCGCTCATAGCAAGTCTTGATTCTTCAGTGTGCTTTAATCCATAAAATCTATTACGCTTACCAGAACACCAGTCAGATAAAATTTCATAATTTTCGTCAAAAGGAAAATTTTTCAAATCTTCAAAGATGTCCATTTCTTTACAGCAACTCTTGGATTATTTAGCGACGCACTACACTATCAAGCATCTCACCCTTCTCAAACACAGTATCAACAACTCGCTGAAGTGCTCGCTCTGTAGATACTCCAACTTTAGAATATACAGGCACCACACAGAGACCGAAGACCTTCTCTTTGCCACCAAGGCGAAGAACGCGACCGATAGTTTGTGTCATTTCGATCACATTCATATTGCGAAGAAAGACGACCGCCTCTAGTTCGCTTACGTTAATTCCTTCGCTCAAGATAGAGCGATGGAAGCAAACAAACTTCTTGTTAGGGTCACGACCCCAAGCATTGAGGGTATCAAAGAATACCTCACGATTCACCTTCTTACCGTCAATAATCGCTCCAGTTTTTGAGGTGATGTAAAGATAAGAATAACCACGCTGATTTAGTTGGGCAGCACAGTCAGTATGAGACATTAGGTTGATAAGTTGCTTCGCAGACTTAACACAGACCAGAATTTTCTTGCAATCAATATCCTCCAGAGTGTCCATAAGATTGCTACTATCACACTCTGCAGTTACCTGCTTTGGAGCAAGCACATCAAACTTCTTCGCTACAATCTTAGGAGCAATAATGTATCCCCCATCAACAAGTTCAGGAGCAGAAACGCGACAAATAATATCTCCATAGACATCACGATCGTTCATTCCAGGTTTAGAAGGAGTGAGCGAAGTCTTCCTGGTTGCAGTGAAGAAGTAGCAACGACGTGCATTAGCAGCGAAGTGCTCAGTTGCGGGGAAAAAGTGACGCTGAACAGAATTATGTGCCTCATCAAAGTAGATGGTATCCACATCAATTCCTGCCACTTGAAGACGCGACAGAGAGTTGTAGGTAGTGAAGATTAGTTGATGCTTACCAGCAGCAGCACACATACCAGCGTGAACAAGAATGTCACGAGGTTTGGTAGTGCTAACGTGATGGGTTTCGCCACTGTGAACGTGCAGAACTTCAGCATTAGTGATAAACTCCAAAAACTCAGAAGAGAGTTGCTCAGCAAGCAAAATACGCGGAGCAACAACAACAATCGTCTGGGGAGTTTCAGACTGCAACTCGCGCAGACAATCATAAATCATCTTCAGAGTCTTACCACCACCAGTAGGTACAATGATTTGACCTTTGTTGTGCTTTTGCATTGCAGCAACGCCACGTTCTTGATGAGGGCGAAGTTGAATCAAATCAGAGAACATTACGAATTACAGAGTCTCAGGTGGTTTGGTATCTAGAAAGCATTATAGCACGCTTACAGGCGATTGTGAAGCGTGCTGTGAGTGTTCTGCTTATACTACTATAACACTTTGGAGGTGAGTAACTTTAATTCGACTCAACTTTCAGATGCTTGTGCTGCTGCTTTTGCTTTTGCTCTCATCTGAACAGCAACTTTACTGTTCCATTTACCACCATCTGCTTCATATTCTTTACGCATTTGTGCAAGAATCTCAGTAGCAGATTTCTTAGTTTTTTGTGCTGCTGCTGTTTTCTCTTTGTTTCTAGCAGCATCTCTTTCTGCTCTTGTCATAGGAGCACCACTATCAGTTCTCCACTGTCTGCGTGGTGCTGCTGGTTTCTTCTCTTGTTGTGGTTTTGCTTGAGAAATTGCTTGTGATGCAGTCTTTGGTTGTTCTTTACCACTTTCTTTTGCTTTACGCTCAAGGTATGCTTTACGCTGCCTTTCTTTAGCAGTCATTGCAGCACTTCCTTGAGTTCCTGCAGTTCCTGGTTTCAATTCTGTTGCACCTTGACCTCTTCCAGGTGCAGGTGCTGAAGAACCTCTTTGCTGACCAACATCTTTGCGTGTTTTGTATGGTCCAACAGGTTCGGTTCTTCCACCACCAACTGCTCTTACTCTACGAATTTCAACAGGAGTCTTTTTGCGCTCTTTACCTATTCTACCACCAGCACCAGTTTTGATGATGGAAGCACCACCACCCCAACCAAGTTGACTAGCAGCATCGGCATCAGATGCTTCACAAAGAGACATAAACTGCTGAAATGTACGCATTGGTCTATCTAAACACTTCTTTTTAGTATTTAGATGTCATCTTCCTTTGCTTTGTATGCACCTTTGAATACACGACCTTCAGCATAAAATTGTTTTACACGCTCACGACGAGTAGCAAGAAGCAAATCATACTCTTCTTGCTGTTGCTTACTAAAGGTGAAATCCTGACGCCTCCAAGTCTCTTTCAGTTCGTTGATGTGATGAAGCACGTTAGGGATTTGTTCAGTCATTTGAGTATGATAAAGGAAAAGTGTTTAGTGTGTGGGGTTGAGTGGACAGTTTGAGAACTGTCAGTAATCAATGTTGGAGTTGAGATAAGAATTGAAAGATTTATCGTTCTCTTCTTCTTCAAAGAGACCTTCATTCATCTCTTCAACGAAATCAAAAGAAGAGAACTCTTCAATTTGAACATCATCAAAATGATCCATTGTTAGAATCAGTTGCCTACATTACTAGAACACTTTCAAGGTGAGTAACTTTAATTCAGAGGGGAGAAAGCGTAGTGCTTCCTACAATTCTTTTCACAAATCTATCTGAAGATGATTGTTGTTTTGGTTTTGGTGCTACTGGTTTCATAGGGGCAGGACCAGCAGGTTTCATCGTAGATTGAAGATTTTTTTGAACATCTTTATCACTTAACTTATATACACTGCTTGGACTGATTGGATCACCAACTGCTTCACGACGCAATTCTTTTCTCAATTCATTCTTAAGTTGCTCTTTTTCTTGTGCTTTTTGACGCTTCTTTCTTCTTGCCTGTTGATGTGATGCAACACGCTCTTGCGATGCAGTTACTTGCTGTCTTTGTCTTTGCATCAACTGTCTTCTTCTTTCTTCCAAATCTTCAAGAACAATATCTAACCAATCTTCACTCATATTTTCGACAATAACACTTGCTGCCTTTGCATTATTAGCATAACCCTCAGAAATTAGATAATCTTGAATCAAATCGAAATCATCAAATGATTCTTTCATTTTTGTGGCATATGTTCTATTATTCCAAGTGAATCCAGTTTTACCTGACTTACGAGCAGCAGCAAATGCTTTATCAAATGATTGTGCTTTTGTTAAACCTTGGTCTGGATTTGCTGGACCTTGCTTTGGTTTATAGTCGCCTCTCTTTAATGCACCCTTAAGTGTTGCATCACCAGTAGGTCTTGGTGCCATAACAGCAGCAGCAACACCAGCAGGAGTAATGTTTCTTAATGCAGCAACTGCACCTGCAACTTTAGACACTGGTTCAGCAACTTTTCTTGCTTGATTAGCAAATCTCTGAAGTTCTGGGAACTTATTCATATTAGGACCAGTTGCACGAACAGTAGCACCAGGTCTATAAGTGTTTGGTTTTGTTGCTGCTGGTTTTACTGCAGGTTTTGTTGCTACAGGTTTTGCTGCTGGTTTTGTGGAAGTTGATGTAGGTTTTGTTGTTGGTTTCCAAGCGGGTTTTGGTGCTCTTGGTTCAAGATTTGTTGGTCTAGTTGTTCCCATTAAACCACCACCAGTTCTACCAGTTAATCTCTGAACATCTCTAAATTGCTGAGATCTTTGTGTTGTTGTTGGTGGTTTTGCTGCTGGTTTTGCTGCTGGTTTGTTAAGATCTAGTTTTAATTGTCCAGCAGGTCTATTACCAAATCCTCCAGGTGGTCTTTTTGGTGGTGTTGCTTGTGTTCTTGAGCGTGTTGGAACTGGAGTACTAGAAGTAAAGGGAACTCTATTTGGTTTAGTGAAGTTCTGTGCTTTTCCCTTTGAAGTAATTAAACTAGGTTGTACCGCTGCTTCAATAATATCTTGTATTGTTTCTTCACTCATATTTGACATCATATAGAGTGCTTCTTCTTCGGTTGTCACATAACCTTCATCGAGAAGATAACCTTTTACAATGTCAAAAAGGTCTAGATGTGCAACTTGAGTTGTTGGTTTTGGAGTTTGCTTTTTAACCATTCCCTGCTTCAGCATATCCATATTTTGTTTTGTTCTTTTTATATTATCGGGAATATCTGGAATACCTGATGCAGCGCCACCTCTAATTAAACCATCAACGCTTCTAAACGGAAACTCTAATCCACCACTTTTTGGTGGATTTATAACTTGTTGCTCATCAACAGGTTTAATTAAAGATGATGCAGGAGTTCCTGGTTTTAATCTAACTTGCCCAACTCTTCCTGCACCCTGATTGGGAACAACTCCCATCTTAGGGTCAATCTTTACTGGAGTACTTGGTCCTTGATTCTGCTCATTTTTAAGACCAAGATATTTTTGAGATGCTGCACTTGGTCCCTTATTAAAGTAAGTAACATTTTTAGGCATTGATGCACTACCAGGAAGAATCTTATTTACAGAATCAACTCTTCTTTGTGTTGCTCTATTAGTTGCATCAACCGCATCCTTTGCCATACGAATTGGATTTGGAATTGGTGTGGGTCCAAGATAACCATCTCCAGGTTTTTCTTGAAGTTGCTGACCATCTACCTCATAAGATTGCTTAAGAAGTCCACCAACAGTTTCTTTTGCTTTATCATACATCTGTCCACCTTTTTGCCTACCAAGAAGTCCACCAACAGTTCCTCCACCAGGAATACCAGTTTTTTGTCCTTGGTTTTTACCAATTACACCACCAACAGTCTGTGCGGTGCCTCTTGCTAATTTATCAAGTGAAGCAAGAGGATTTTCACTCAGTTCTTCACCCTCTGGTTCATAATGTGCTTTTTGTAATCCACTCTTAGGAACATAAACCTTTTCCCCTTTAGGAATCATTTGTTGCAGTTTTCTTGCTGCAGCAGTATCGGTAGGTTTTTCTAGTGGAACACCAATCTGTTGCTCATAGACATTTTGATATGCCTGGATTAGTTCCCTATATTC